CCTGCCCTGTTAAAGGCCGCTCTGTTACGCCGCAGAAGCGCAGCGATGACAACAGAGTCATTGCGGAGGAGAGATACATACTATGACGATGGTGGTAAGGGTCACGGCTCAACTGGCCACGATCAGTTAAATTTTCTTAAAGGGGAGGAATCATAGAGGGCTCCCAGCTAGAGAAGCCCGGTGCTACTCATTAAGCGAAACCCATGTTGACATGGGGCAGGGAGCAGGGGGAGAGGGATAAAGGGGGCCCATAATACGTGCGAAAGTTTCTTGCACCGCGTACGAAGCGACCTCGAACCAAATCCATGGTAACATGGAGAAATGGATGGTCGTCGATCCACGCGGCCGTGCGGTCTTTCTCAGGAAGAAAGACCCTTTCGCCGTACTGAAGGAAATGTTCATAGACTGGCCTAGGCCAGACGAAAGACCACTTCCTGGGTCCCCTTTTGAGGACACGGAAAGAAGGAGGTTGATAAGAAGGAGTCGAGCGCTCGCGATACGACTTGAAGTCAATGGATTGACAAGCGGGTTTCACCCGAACACCCAACCATTGGTCGACAAGATCACGAGACACATCCTTAGACAAAGAATCAACAACCGTGTAGAAAGCCTCCCTGGGAGGAGGCCCCACAATCATTTCAACTTTTCTTTCGACTCCTTTCTTTATTAATGGGGCAGGACCGTCAGTAATGGCCCTGCGAAACCAGGATTTCTTACTAAGAATCTGGTAATCTCTTCTTGTCAAGGCAGATAGATCAATCTGCCGGACTGAGATCTCAAAGCGCATTAGACTATTAACCACGAACGATTTGACATCGCCGCGGAAAGTAGATACGCCACGCAAGATCTCAGTTAAGAGACAACCAGGCTCTTGTCTGAAAGGACGGAAAAACGAGAGAACAGGCTTTGGAGCCAGAACACCACGTCGGATAAAAAAACTCTGAGAGTTCAAATCCGCCGTAAGTTCCGAAAAGCCAGTCTTCTCAACATTGACGCAAAGACCGAAAGTCCCAGTCACCTCTTTCCAGAGGGAAAAGAAACTCCGATCACCTGAAAAAACGCAGTCGTCGCCGTTGAAACGGCCAACTCTGTTCGCCCCAGACCCATGCGAGATATCACTGGTGATATCAAAACAAGCCTTATTAAGAAGGCACAACAACGGGAAACTGACAAGGTTTCCCATCATTGAACCCCGCTTGATCGGGTTTGTCGCCGAACCCGGGTGACAAGGGTCCTTCCAACGCAGGTCGTGGAACGAACCAACCAAAACCTTTCTCTCTTCCTCCGTTAGACTCTCATCCTTCGAAAGCTCGTCAATAATGGCGTGAACAGCCGGAAGGAAGATGCGATCAGTGGCAGACTCAAAGTCTCCGCTGATAATCGCCTCTCCTTCGCGTCTGTCGCCTATGACGGCCAAGAAATCCTCTTTCTTCACATCCCCACGAACCAACCATCCAAAGGATGATAGATGGTCATAAAGGGCATTGTGAACCGGAGTAAGGACCCGTTTGACACGGGCGGATTGCATCGTAACAACACGAAGCTTTCCCTTTGTCTTTGCAACACCGAGACGAACGAGCGAATCGTCCTCAGATGTCCGGGAAGGATGGACAGCTAACGTCCCACCCTCGCCTTTCTTCGCTTCAAAACACCCTTGCTGGTCAGGGATGTAAACCCCACTCTCACTCCTCCTCTCCATACCGCCCACACACTCTTTTCGAGCATTTTCTAAACGCTCCCCCCACCCGTGGGAAAGCTCGCGAACGCGACGACGGAGAGCCCAATATGGATCATTGATCCACTTACAATCAGGCAAATCCACCGACTCGCTCATACGAGCCGCCCACTTTTCCTTTTCGATCTCCCCGTTCGCGAAGTCGCAGGAAGTACAAGGAGCATCAAAGATGCGCTTACAACTCTTAAGAGCTGAAGACAACTTTGACCTCCTTATAGACTTCCTAGTCTTTCCTCCCTTTGAGAGGGATGGCAAAGAAACAACAGAACGGGTCGCGAGATCCCAACTGGCCCTTAAAGAAGAACACGTCGCACCGGTAAGAACCGGAAGCTCGCCTTGGAGTCTGAACTCCATGAAGACGACGCGAAGTGCCTTTAAGAGGCCTCGCCTAATGGGCCCTGCTGCAGCACAGCGGGCTGGTTTATCCGTACGGTTCGTAGAACGAACGGAACGGAAACCCATTGGGAGTTGAGGTTGACAAGATCAATCCAACGGGTGGCCTGTAAAGTAG